AATACTTTTTTGTTGCCTCTGGTTACTTTTTTATTGATTTTTGTCAGTTACCGTGCTATGCTTTAGAAAAAAAGAGGAGGTGATTCTATATGACGCAGGGTGAACGCATAAAGGATGTGCGAAATTCTCTCGGTCTTACACTTGAAAAATTCGGTGAAAAACTTGGTGTGACGAAAACTGCAATTTCCCGCATCGAAAAGGGTGAACGCAGTCTCACCGAACAGATGACAAAATCCATTTGTCGAGAGTTTAGCGTTGATTATATGTGGCTGACTACTGGAGAGGGAGAGATGTTCGTCGAATCCGACGACGACTTTTTTGAAAGAATTGACCGCATCATGGCGGGTGAGAATGAATCTCGCAAAAATATGATAAAAACTCTCTTGTATGCCTCGGACGCTGATATTGAGGCATTTGACAGACTTGTTGATTATTACATTTCTTTGAGAGCGGATAACAAAAAAGACTGACAGTCTTTTTCAACTGCCAGCCTCGTGGGTGTACAGATATAAAACGAATTTATATATCCTCTTGAGGACTTTTTCGCTTTGTATCTTACCGACTAACTCAATGATAGTCTCTTTGTAATGCAAGGGAACACCACCCCTTTCCGAAACACATCATATCACATATTTCCATGATTGTGGAAATATCGGAGTTCATTTCCATAATTGTGGAAATCGTCTCCCGTTCCCACTCACGGAACATGTCATGTGATACAATTATTTGTATTCGGATTCAAACAGGTCGGTTATTTTGACCCCCAGTGCAATCGCTATCGTTTCGAGTTGAAACAATGTCGGTGACACCTTACCGTTTTCGATGTTGTTGAGCGTCGATTTTCCGATTCCGGATTTCTTCGCCAACTCCATCAACGTGAACCCTTTTGAGGTTCTTGTTTCCCATAACAAAACTTTCATCCTGCTCACCTCCTTTCGCAAGGAAAAGTGTACAAGGTGATAGGTTTGTTCTAAAGAATGGAGGTGTTTTGCATGAAATACGGTGTCAGAAAACCGAATGTCAAAAAGAGCATAAAGGCAAGGACTACCGGAAAAGTAAAGAGGCAGGTCAAAAAGGCTGTGAATCCTCTTTATGGTAAAAAGGGAATTGGGATTGTGAATGACCCGAAAAAGGCTGCTTATAATGCAGTGTATAGTCGAACGACCGTCGGGGTCTCTGATGTGATGAAAAGTGCATCATCCGGAAACGGACACACATCCGCATCCTATGACACACCTGCTCCAGTGAAAAAGGAATATTCCGACCGGACATACAATGTCTGTGGAATTATCCTCATGGTTCTCGCTGTTGTGCTTGTGCTTTTGGGATTTCTCCTGCTGCTTGCTGTTCCTGTTGGCGGTGTTGCTGCCATCCTGTTGGGTGTCGGCTGTTTTGCCATCGGTCGCAAGTATCGGAAAATTGTGAAAGAACGCTCTGAAAAATAGATTTACACATAAAAAGACGACCCGTGCTGCAACACGAATCGCCTTTGTGGAATCTCTTATCTCATGCCCTGCAAAAAGCATTTTGATAGATGAATCCTGCAAACACCATTCTATCATAAAACCGTGCTTTTTGCATTGGTTTTATTTTTTATACTCTTTTTTAGGATGGTGATTGAATGAAACTACCGAACGGGTTCGGGTCGGTCTATAAATTATCCGGAAACCGACGAAATCCCTATGTCGCAAAAAAGACAAAAGGGTGGGAAATCGACCCTATAACTGGAAAATCAAAACAATTATATATAACCGTCGGATATTACCCGACACGCAAAGAGGCTCTCACTGCATTAGCGGAATATAACAAAGACCCCTTTGATTTGCACCATGCAACTATTACTTTCGAGGAAGTGTATGAGAATTGGTCAGAAATCCATTTTGAAAAAATCAAGGACACGAATGGTTACAAGGCTGCTTTTAACACATCGAAACCCCTGTGGAAAATGAGATTTGTTGACATCAAACTGGATCACCTGCAAGGTGTCGTCGATAGCTCCGGCAAAAATACTCCCACACTTAAAACCTTGAAAATCCTGTGGGGTCTCATGTATGACTATGCTGTCATTCACGAGATTGTGTCTCAAGATAAAAGAGACATGGTCAGATACGTCGATATAGGCAAGGCAGGAAATCCGAACGCATACAACCGGAAACCTTTTTCAAAGAAAGAGATTTCTATTCTGTGGAAATGTAAGGATTCAAACATATATGTGACCGTCATTCTTATTATGATTTATTCCGGTGTCCGTATCGGGGAACTCCTCGACCTTGAGAAAAAGGACATCCATCTTGATGAACGATGGTTCTATGTGAAAGAATCCAAAACAGAGGCAGGAATCAGAGAAGTTCCCATTGCTGAAAAGATTGTACCATTCTTTGAATACTG